CGTAAGGCACTTGGTATCGTGAACGACGAAACCAAGGTCGGCAATGCGGTCAACAAGGAATATGCGCAGCGCCTCAAAACCACGGTCGAGCAAGCGCGCATATTCCGAAACCGACTTGATGCCATGCTCATCAAGGTGGGGAATACTGCGCTTCCGACGATCAACAATCTGTTTGATCCGGTCGCGACAGGCGTCGAGAACTCAATCGAGTTCATGACCAACAAGCTTGAGAACTTCAAACAGTTTCTGGACGGGTTCTTTACCGAACTCGGCTTTGAAGGCGGTGCCAGCGATGCATTCGGCCAGCTGGCCAAGCAGCTCGGGGAATTGTTCGGCGATGGTAACACCGATCGCGGCGAGCAGCTGGGCCAGGCGTTCTATGCCGGCACTGAAGCAGCCCGAGAGCTCGAGCCGATTCTGGGCAGCATCAAAGAAAGCCTCACAGCGATCGCAGCATTGGACCTGCCCAGCATCGACTTGGGTATCACTGGCGATATGGCGGCCGGTTTGTTCACCTACGCAGCCGCAATGACGGCAATCAACATTCCACTTAAATTGCTTACTGGAATGAAGTTGACACCGATCCGTGCCCTCGTTCGCACGATGGCGAAGCTAGCAGGCCATGCCGGCGGCCTTGGGAAAGTAGCGAAAGCGCTGACTGGCATAGCCGGTGCTGCAGGTGCAGCAGCGGCAGCTGGTGGTACCAAACCGCGCCGCCGGGGTGGTCGAATGGGCCGCTTTGCACGTGGTGCAGGCGGAGCCATTGCCGCAGGCGAACTTTTGGACGACGGTCAAATCAGCGCAGCAAACACCATGGCGGGTGCCGGAATGATGGCTGGTCCGGCAGGAGCCGCCGCCGGATATGTCGCCGGAACCGCCATAGATGTTGGGCGTGGTATACACCACGCTGCGACAAACAAACGGGCACAAGCTGCACTCGCGAGACAACGCCGCCAGCAGCAGGAAGAAAATCTCATGGGGCAGTTTGTGGCCCCATCAATGAGTAATGAGCAATTACGGGCAGAAGGTGCAAAGACTACCGCTATTGCAGCCGAGCAGCTCGCAAGAATTCAAGCCATTCTTGAGCGAAACAAACTGTCCAACCAGCTTGAAATGACACCGGGTGGAAAGGTTTCAGCCGAGGTCACAGGTGAAGTCAAAGCAGAACTCGAGGGCAAGGCCGACGTGAACGTTCATGTGAAGGTCACCGGCCCGGCTCGCGTGACCGGTGCCACCGTCTCGGGCACCGGTCATGTTGAGCCCTCGATCGGCACAGACACCACTGGAGAAGCACCATGAGCAACTGCCGTGATTGGACTAAAACGATGCTGGCCGCATCGTACAAAGGTGTTCCTTTTTACGTCGACCAGCATGAAATCGTCGGCGGCCGCAGGATCTCCATCCACGAGTTCACGAACCGGGACAATCCATTCAATGAGGATCTGGGTGGCGCTTTCCAGCCTGTGACCGTGAATGCCTACGTCAGTGGCGACAATGCCGACGCAATGGCTTCAGCGCTTTTTGGTGCTTGCACCTCTCATGGAGCTGGAACGCTAATCCTTCCGCTGCTGGGTAGCCATCGCGTCCACTGCCTCGATGTTAAGATGAAAACGGACTATCGAAAGCTGGGTCGCATTCAGCTTTCGATGAATTTCGTTAAGGACGCAGGCCTCAAGGGCGGCCTTACCGCCCGCATCAATCCCCTCCGACAGGTTCAAGTCATCGCGCAGCAGGCAAGACAGGTTGTCTCGGACGCTTTCTCGGCGCGCTATGGGGTGCAGGACCGGTTATTTGGCCGCTCCACCGATATCGCCAAGGCACATGTGGCAGACGAAATACGCTTGGTTGCAGGCCTTGGGCTGGTAGCACTCGAGGGAGTCGTCTCCAATCAGGGTGTTTATGCCAGCATCAACCGGGAGGCGATCACCCTGGCAGAGCGCGCTGATACGCTCAGCCGGCAAATTGTCACTGTGAGCCAGCTACGTCGGGTTTCTTCCGACAAGGATTCGCAGCCTCCCTATGCAGAAGCAGGCCGACTTACGAATGAACTCATGGGTAAGCTTGGGGACTCGGTCGAAGACAAGCGGGCACTTTTTCTAAGCCTGGCGGAGACATTACCCTCGATCGGAGCACCGTCGGAGCTGGCCGTTGATCTTACCCATGCTTCGATTACGCGACGGAGTACGGCCAAGCTGGTCAGTGAGTACAGGACGGTGGCACGCCAAGCCATGGCGATTGCTACCATGCAGGCGGCGGGCGAAGCAGCGAAATCTATAACAAGCCGCCGGGATGCAAGGTTCATCCGCGCTCGCATGGGAGATGTTACAGACCGCATAATTGCTGAGGCCCGCTCGCAAGAAGAGCTTGCTGTCCTTAGTGAATTGCGCGGTGTGGCTGCTCAATCCCTCAAGGAGGCACCGGTAGAGGGCGTCGATACCTTCCGCAACAACAACGGCCGCGACAAAAACCACATTGGGAACGCAGCTGAAATGGTCATCAATGCCAGCCGCCAGCTTCCCGCGACCTACTGGGGATGGAGGCTTTACGGCGACCCCGCCCGCGCGCAGGAGCTGATCGAGCGCAACGACGTCCCGCACCCGTCGTTCATGCCGTATGATTTCGAGGCACTCGGCCGATGAGCGACAAGCGCGAAGTCGTGACCGTCGTGGCCGGTGGCTCCGAGTTTACCGGCTGGGAAACAGTGCAGATCACTGCTGGCATCAAGGATCCGGTTCGTTCGTTTTCTCTGACGGTGGCGGAGGCGCAGGGCGACTGGGTTCTCCCGCCCAACATGCCGGTGCAGATCCTCGCGAACGGTTCGCTTATGCTGAACGGTTTCGTGGATGTGTATAACCCGCAGCACAATGGCGGCAGCGCCACCCACCATGTCAGCATTACCGGGCGCGGCAAGGGCTGCGATGCGGTAGACTGCTCGGCGCAGCACGAGACTGGCCGCTTTGAAGACAAAGACCTGTTGCAGATTGCAAACGAGCTCGACGTCCATGGTATCGGCTTCACGACCAACGCAGATCTGAAAACAATCGATATTGCGCAGCTAAACCCGGGCGAAAAAACGATTGGTTTCCTGCAGGAACTGGCTCGCTCTCGCAAATTGAACCTCATGGGCAAGGCCGATGGTTCGATTGAGATTTACAAGCCTCAAGGTGCCAGGCATGCCGGCGCGCTGCGTTTGGGCATCAACATTCAGTCGGGCAATGCCAACCTGAGCGCACATCAGAAGTTTTCCGATTACATCGGCAAAGGGCAGAACACTCTCGGTGTTACCGAACAGGAGTTGCGGCCAGAAGCAAAGGTAAAGGATTCAACGGTTTCCCGGTACCGGCCGCTCACCATGACTTTGAACGAGGAAGCCACGCCGGAGCTACTTGAAGAGCGCATGCGATGGGAGGCAAAGCGCCGTCAGGGTCTGTCGGTAAAAGCGTCCATCACCACGCAAAGCTGGCGCGATGGAGCCGGTATTCCTTGGGAGCCGGGCTTTCTGGTTTACACCAGCGACAGCATACTGAAGATCGAGCAGGACATGCTTATCGAACGCTGCGTCTGGAAGCACGGCTCAGCGCCAAGCGATAGCCATTCCAGCACGGAGCTGAGCCTTGTGGACCCGAAAGCCTATGACGGTCCGGATGCTGGTGCGAGCGAAAGCGATGGCCAATGGGCTACAGGTGTCTGAGATGTACGATAATTCGATGAGACATGCGCGGCTGGTGCGCACACAACTGCTCGAAACCCGTGACGATCTCGAACAACAACAGATGATTGTTCAAGGCCTCGCCGGTGAGCAGCTGGGCGGTGATCGCATGGTTGCGCGGGTCCAGAACTTCGGTTTCGCATCCTCGCCCCCGATCGGCTCGCACGGTTTTGCGATGCAGATGAACGGTGCGCGGGGCATGGCCACGCTGCTTGGCATGGAACACGCCGACCACCGCCAGCGCAACCTGAATTATGGCGAGACCGCTATCTATGATGCGCATGGAAACGTCATTTCGCTCGTACAGAAAAAAATCAGAATAGTGTCTGCGGATTCAATCGAACTGGTAGCACCCGAAATCGCCCTGAACGGCAATTGCACCATCGGTGGAACGTTTGGGGAAGGCAAACCAGCCGCTCTGCAGGGAACTACTGACACGGCGGATCACGCCTGTGTGGGCAATTTGGCAAGCAAGGTAAATGTCGTATGACACAAGTTGACGTCAAAATACGATCGGGAGATGCATGTGTTCCCGACCCGTACCTCTTGTGGGACACGGGCTGGGTTCAAGATCTGGATAACCAGCCCTTCGGTGGCTACGGAGACTGGGCGATTGCCGAGGGGCCGGACAAGGAACCGCAAAACCAAGTCGGCCTGAAAGCGCAGAAAGCGCTTGAGACTGCCATTCTCATCCAGCTGTTCACCGATCGGCGCGTGGATGATGAAGTTCAACCACCGGATGGTACAGATGATCGTCGCGGCTGGGCGGGCGATGGTTTCGACCTCAGAGCCGACCTCGACGAGCAGCCGATGGGTTCACATCTTTGGCTGCTGGAGCGGGCACCGCTTTATTCAAACGAGACTCGGATACTGGCAGAGCAATATTGCCGTGAAGCACTGCAGGTTCTGATTGATCAGGGGGCGGTGGCGGACTTTGATGTGACCGTCGAAACCGACAGCATACGTGGTGCGATGCTGATCAATGTGTCCGCATATTCAGAAACCCGTTCAACCATCTATCAACAGCGCTTCGCGCGCGTATGGGAGCAAGTGGAGTGAAACTGAAAATACCCACCTTGGACCAGCTGTCGACGCGCATTCGCCAGCATTTCGATGCAGAATTAGAGGGAACGCAAAGCCATATCTGGCCGAACAACCTTTATGTCGTGTCGAAGATGGTGGCGATGATCACCTATGAGTTGTTTCTCCGGCTTCGCTTCATAGCCGACCAGGCTTATGTGCTCTCGGCTGCCCCAGAGTACCTTGAACGGCATGGCGCCGAATACGCGATGAGCCGCCTGCCGGCCGGGAGAGCTGAGGGCTACATCATCATTCGAAATGGTGTGCCCAGCCAGCATTTTACAGAAGCGTCCCAGTTTGCAAGAACCGATGGCCAGATTTTTGAGTGCATTGAAGCAGTTTCATTGGATGCGCTGGGTAACGGAAGGATCCTGGTGCGCGCGATCGAGGAAGGCGTCCGCGGGAACAGTGTGCCCTCCACACCGATGAAATCACAAAGCATCGGCCTCGGCATCAACGCCGACCTCTTCGTGGACCTGAACGGCATCACGGGTGGTGCAGATGTGGAATCCGACGAGAATTACAGGCGGCGCATCTGGTTTCGCAAGCGGTATGCCCCGCACGCTGGCTCGCCTAGCGATTATGTGCGCTGGTCGCAGGAAATATCGGGTGTCACCCGGATTTGGGTGCGACGGGCCACCCCTCGCCCTGGCAGTGTAACGATTGTCGCAATGATGGATGATACGTATGACGACGGCGTTCCGCTGGGTGGCGATATCGCACGCCTTCGCGAACATCTCGAGGCAATTGCCCCATCCGCTGCCGAAATCTTTGTCATGGCCCCGGCCGTCAAAACGATTGACATAGTGGCCTCAGCCGTCCGGCCGCTTACGAACGAGGTCCGGACAGCGATTGAAGCGGAACTTGCTGAAACGTTCCGACAGCGCTCTGACTTGGGAAAATCGTTCAGCCGCTCGTGGATATCGCAAGCGATTTCAAATGCGGTGGGCGAGGATCAGCATATCCTTGAGCAGCCTGTTGCCGATGTTTCCGTGACAACAAATGAAATCCCTGTTCTCGGTGAAGTGACACTCACATGATCAACGACAAATGCGGGCCACTGGATCGCCTGGCAGATATCTGTCCAACACGCGAACAGATATTCGCACAAATCTGCGCGACCTTGCCTCAAGGGCGTGCTTGGCAAACACATAATGGTGACGTGCCACGTGACAAAAGCATCTTGCAGCGCTTCTGGTGGGCAGTGGCGGGATTCCTTGAATTTGTAAACGATGAGATGTGCCGCGTCATTGACGAGTATTTCTGCGACACCGTGCATGATCTGAAGCCGGTGGCTTTCGCTGAATATGGAGTGCCCGATGATTGCGGGCTTTATCGCGACCTCTGCACAAAAATCCGCGCGCTACCTGAAGACGGCTGCGATTATTACATCACGGTCGCCGACCAGATGGGATACAAGATAGACTGCCGTTCCTCGCGCGAACCGCTTGAGTGCTACCCCTGCCAAAACGTCATGCCCGGTGCCTGGGCAATTGGTCATGCGGGGTTTTGCACGCCAACCGGCACAGCGCTGCGAATTGACTATTGTCCCGATGACCTACCCGAACCCGTTTGCACCGGCCTCATGATTATGGGGCACTCCGGTATCGGCTGCGCCCCCAGCTGCGTGACCCCGCAGCTGCCAGAAGACCTCGCCTGTGTCCTCGACATGATCGTGCCGGCGCACATGGCAATCGAAACCATCAACTAAATTCTGAACGACGAGGAACAACTCAATGGCTGATCAAGACATTTTCCCTATTCGTGGCACCAATCCTACGCAAGACGTGCCTGCATATGGTGGGTCGGGAATCGATGGTAGCACCTATGCCAAGCATGATCCTGACTGTAACCTCTCTACTCACCTCAGCGAAAATGATTGGAACTTCCTGCTCGACAATCTCCGCCGCTTGGTAGTGGGCTGTGGCATCGATATCACGCTGGTCGACGTGGTGAACGATCCGACGCTCATCCTTCGCGCCGTCCAGCAGTGCGTAGAGAATGGTGGCAATGCAGCGCCGCAGGCGTTTTCTGACACATTCATCGTCCCTGAAAACCAGATGAGCATTTTGAACTTCCTTGCAAACGATGGTCAGGACAACCGGGATTCGCTTCACGTGAGCAAAATCAACGATACGCCTGTTGTCTCTGGTGACACCGTGGCAGTGGCTAACGGGTCTGTACGTGTCCGCGGCGATGGTCTCATTGAGTTCACACCAACGGTTGATTTTACGGGTGTCACCGGAATGCTCTACGAGGCCACTGATCTATCAGGGCTCGTAACGGCTTCAGTGGTGACGATCACTGTGTTCGACGTGCCTGCACCAGATCCAGAGCCGGGTCTTGAGATCATTGAAATCCGGCATGCATCCGTATCGTGGGCCCCACCAACATGGTCCCAGATGACGCCGTTCACTCCTGCCGAGCTGGCTGCCGCCATTGATGGCAACACGGTCAATCGAGCCAAACAGATGCTGGGCGCTGGAAATGTTAACTGGCTGGCATTCGAGGTCAATATTCCCATAGTCCTCAAAAAGGCAATCTTTCATCCTGCCGGGCAATGGACCACCGGCCAGTATCGTGCCACCGGCCCATATTTCAATTTCATGCTGGGTTCTGACGATGGCGAGACCTTCGGAGTTCTTGACTGCAACAACGTTCATTCTGATCGAAACAGCCCGCATACCACGACCATCAACACAAACGACCAGGGCGGAGATATGTTGAGCGGCGGCACTTATCCGTCAAATGCAAACAACTGGAAAACCTACAAGGACGCCAGCATCCAGCGTGTGAGGTTCATGAAAGCTTTCAATTACACTAACGGTGCAGAAGTCGTAGACCTGTCAAACATCGCGCTAGAAACCTGATGCTGTACACAGAAGCACGGCCGTTAATTCAGAGCTTTGACTTGATCGCCTTTCGTGGCACCGGATTGATTGGTAACGTCATTCGATCCGTGACCCGAGGCGATTATAGTCACGTGGGCTTGGCTTGGCGTGTGGGCGGCCGCCTCTTGATGATGGAGCTCAAGGAAGGTGTAGGATCCCGCATTGTGCCGCTCAGCAACCGCGGGCCATTTGACTGGATAAGCACCCGAATAGGTGATGACGAGGAACTGTTAAGCTTCGCGTTACAGAACATGGGAAACACCAGATATTCATACCTGAACGCATTCATGGCCGGGCTTGGTATCGATTCCATTTTTCCCGGCGAGCAGTGCGCGATGTTCGTGGAATCTGTCTATCAGCGGCACGGTCTGCTTACCTCGAGTCTTCCTGACAAGCCGAGCTTACTCGTCGAGCGGGTGCGCGAAGCGCTGGGCCCGCATCAGTCGGCGCTGATCCGACCGTAACGCTCATCTCATCGTTTTCCCCTGCCCGCCATTTGAGCGGGCTTTTTTGTGCCCGAAAGGATTGGTCATGAACACCATGAAGACCGAGCTGCTGCGCGTGGTTCAGCAGCGCCTGCAGTATCTTGGCTATTACAAACTGCTGGTCGATGGGCAGGAGGGCCCAGGAACCCGCATTGCGGTGGTGAACTTCAAGCGCGAGCATGGGCTGCTGGCACGGCCAAAGATCGGCCCGCTGACGCTCACGGCCATGATGAGCGAGCATGCCAAGCAAGCGCCAAAGCCCAAGGCGGTCAAGGGTGAGCCGTTCTGGCTTACCGAAGCACGAAGCCTTCTGGGCACGCGCGAGGTCAAGGGCGCTGGTGACAACCCGATTATCATGGGTTGGGCTGATGCGCTGGACCAATGGTACCCGGGAGACGACGTCCCGTGGTGCGGCCTCTTCATGGCGCATTGCATGTCTGTTGGAGCTCCCAACGAACCGCAAAACTTCAATCGCCTTGGCGCGCGCGCATGGCGAGCGTATGCACAGAAGATCGAACCGTGTGTTGGTGCCATCGGTGTGTTCTGGCGAACGCACAAGACGCAATCCGTCAACGGCCATGTGGCCTTCCTGCTTGCGGAGGGACCGGACTATTACATCATCCTGGGCGGCAACCAGGACGACAACGTCACCATCGGCAAAATTGCCAAAGAGAGACTGCTCGAGTGTCGCGCTCCAACTGGGTGGCAGGGCAAGCCCCTACCCGCTCTTACGCTTGAGGGTGCCCTTTCCGAAAACGAGGCCTAAGACATGCTTAAAAACTTTTTCTCCAGCATCATCGGTTCTGAGAAGACCGGGCAGCACTTGCTCATCGTGTGGCTGGTTGTTCTCACCTCCGCGCTTATTCTCGTATGGGGAAGCCAGATGAGCGAGCAGTCGCAGCTGACCATTCTCTTTTGGTTGGTCATTGCATGCGGCGTTCTCATTCCGGTGGCTCTTGGCATTGAAGAATATTCGCGGGCTATCAGTAGCAAGGTTGCCGGTTTGCATGCTGATTCCCGTGACGCTGAACCGCTCCCCCAGCCACCACCCCCACGGCAGCAAGCACCCTATGCCACTGATCATCAAATGAGTCTCGACTGATGTTGTCGGTATTCTTGAAGGGAGCCCTGTTTGCTGGCCCACGCATACCGCTGGGGTGCGTCCTACTGGGCGCCGCTATCCTCTACGCCTACAAGGACGCCACGTGGGCCATAGAAGCGCGAGCGCGGGCGAAAGCGGCCGTTGCCGAGGTTGTCTCCGCCGAACAGCTTGCCGCCCTGCGTGCCCAGCTTGAAGCGGAACGGATACTTGCTGAAGACCGGGAGATCACAAACCGTGCCCAGCAAAAGCTGATCGATGCCCAGCAGGAGAGCTTGGCGGAGTTCGCCAAAGAAAACGCACGTCGTGCAATCGAAATACAGGACAGAGATGATGAGATTGACGAAATACTGGCGAGCCGTCCCGTGTTCACCAAGGAAGAACTGGCTGCTTGTGCCCCTCCTGATGGCTTTTTTGACAAGCTGCGCGACAAATCCAACTGAGGACGTCATTAAGGCGGCCGTCAATAAGGCAATCGCCGACCAGGCAGAACAGCACCGTCAGGAAACCGCACGAGCTCGTGATCTTATTCGGTCGGCATCCAAACCATTGCCGGCGGAATGCGGCCGGCGTGTTCAAGCTGACATTAAGGACGAGGACCGCATTGATGGGTGGCGGACTGCCGCAAAATACGAGCGTGCGCTAGTGCGTGCAAATGACCGCTCCCAGTCATGCAAACGCCTCTCCGATCGTAATCACGAGCGTGTAATCGCAATCGCCAAGGAAATGGCGGCCCCATCAACTGAAAACACATCAGGAAAACTGCAATGAGCGACGAGCATCACAAGATTACCGGAGCTGATATCGGTATTGCTCTCCGCAGCCTCTTGTTTGAGACGGCAAAACTTGTTGCAGCACTGACCACAATAGCGATTCCCATTATCACTTGGGTGCCGGCCGCACTGGACCGGTACCTAACAGCCAAGTTATCGGATCTGACGGTTAGCTTTGAACGCCTTGATGCTCGCGTCTCACTCATACAGGCACCATTCGTCGAGTTTCTGGGCATTGGCCTGATTTCCAAAAAAGGTCCATTCACCCCGGGAAACATCGTGGAGGTAAGCTATCAAGTGAAACGGAACCTGCCCTGCAGAACCACGGTGGTGATTCGTTACAAGGATGCAGTCACCAACCGGATCAATACCGAGCTTACCGATGAAATAACTGCCACCCAGGCCCCGATCACAGAAGACTACGTCGAATTTACTGTAAGCTTGCGTTTACCCGAACGTATGCCCAAGGGGCGATGGTCTTACACGCCCATCCTGCTACCTGAAGACTGTAATGGAGTGGCGCCAGTCATGGTGCCTGCTTCGGAGTATTTTGATGTTGAATGAACACATGGCTCACTTCGACTTGCCGGTGATCATATGGTTTTTGGCCAATTTATTGACCGGCCTGAGTTACCTCCATATTCCTTACGAATGTTGGCACTGGATCAAACGCCGCAAGATTGCAGGTCTCGAGATAATTGTAGCGATGTTTATGGCTTTCATCGTCTCGTGTGGGCTCCATCACTTGGTTATGTTGAGAGGCTGGGCGGTTCACCATGTGGATGCCCTGCAGCTCGTCACTGATAGCGTTATGGCGATTGTATCGGTGACTGTCGCATTTGCGCTGAGAAACATGCGCCATAAGATTCGGCAGGTAATTGCTTTGATATCCGAGCTTGCACGATCGGATTTAAGTGTGCCAGAGGTTCGCCGCTTCATCTCAGATCATCATGAAGGTTAA